TGCTTAGATTTAGCATTGTGGGCTTTTACTTTTTCAGCTAGTCCTTTAGGCATTAGTAATCTAGTCCTTCTTAACTAAGTTCTCTGACTACAGAGATTGTCAAGTTCTGGTTATTAGGGAATGTCTCAATAGTGTTATCTCCGTAAGTAACCTCAAACTCTACTGAGTAAGATCCTACAGTATCGGTATCACCTGTCTGCCAATCATACTGAACAACACCATTGTTAGCATTCGTAACTGTCATAGCTGCATCAACTTTCATTGTACCGTCTAGGCTTTTCATATGAAACTTGACACTAGCTCCTGTCAAACTAATAGCTGTACCAGCAGCAGTAGTAAGTGTGGCTTGCAAAGAAGGAGAGGTATCATTCTGCTTAATGTTAAAAGCCATTCTTAAGCTGCCTTATTATAGTTAGAGGAAAGTGTAGCAGTGTTGTTTGAGTTAGCAGTCACAGAAACAACTCGCCTTACGGATGCGTTATAAACAGGAGAACCAAGCAAAGGTGCGCCAGTTGTAATGCTATTAGGCTGTATAGCGTGCTGTTGCGTGACAGCAGGACTACCTAATACAGGGGCACCAGTAGAAATACTGCTGGCTACGAAGGTTTCGTTTTCTACCATTGCCACAGAAGAGACTGTGGGGTTACCTGTAGATATGTCACTAGGGGCTAAGAAGTGATCTTGCGACATCACCGAAGAGCCTACAGTAGGTGCACTTGTGGTGATGCTGGATGGGTTTAGTCCAGTACCAGCAACTAATGTTGTGCTGTTTACTACAGGCGCACCAGTAGAAATACTATTAGCTACTAGGGCTTGAAGTTGATTTAGACTTGGTTGGCCTAACTGAGGTTCACCGGCTGTAAAATCTGCTGTTGTGAATGTCTCACGTTCAGCCATGTTACACTGATTGACAATAGGATTGCCAGTAGAAATGTTGGATGCGACTAAGCTATGGACTTGTCCGAAGGCAGTGCTTGCCAGTGTTGGACTTCCTGTGACAATACTGTTGGCTGTAAACTCTGTTACAGGGGACCATATTAGTGTACTACCAATATAAACACCTGTAACAGTGCTTGAGCCAACAGCTATATCGTTGAAGTCAGCAGAACCAAGGAAAGCGTTTTTAGTCACTTATCTACCCTCTAGTAAAAATTAACCAGTTACGAAGTAAATAGTATTACTATCTGGACTAGCTGGTAGGGCAGCAACAACTGCTATCTTATAACCACCAATGGCAACATAACCACTTGTGGCTGAGATATCGTTTGTTTGGTGGTTAATGGTCAGCGACATTACTTACTCCTTTTTAAATACAACGGAATCTTCACTTGTACTTTTAATAAGCAGGTTAGTGAAAGCATCTCTTGATACACGGTGACGATCAAGGACATAACGAGCATTGTCTACATCTCTGTCTAAATCCCAGATGTGCTTGACAATATTTCTCTGCTGCTCTGTTAGATCTTCGATATTATACTCTACACCTTTAATAGAGATTGTTTTTGTTTGTTCTTCCATCGGGTACTTCCTTTTATTATCGGGTTAATATTTACTTATACGGCTGTAGAGCCATTCATGTCATCTTGAGCCATAACCCAAGCATAGCATTTATCTAAGAATGTAGCACCTGACTTAGCCTCTACATCTGTTAAGTTAGCGTTATAACGCTTGAAATCCACCTCACGGGTGTTTTCAGTAGGTGAGCTTGTAGCATAAGCTGACAAGTCAATCATCACACTGAACTTAGGATCATCACCGTTTTGTCGTGATACAGCCGCCGTTACAATGCGATAGTAAGCGTTGTTGAATGCAATACCATACTGGCTTGCATCTTCTGCGATATTATGTTTAATAGCCATTGGTATCTCCTTTAGGCGTAAGTTACTTCGCTGGTTCTAATATTAGCTACCCAGCGTATGTTGTGGTTTGCTTCACCAGTGCAGGTGATAGCTAAGGCGTTATTTGTATTATCTGCTGAGAGTGCCAAACCCCAGTTTGATGAGTTTTGAATTACGGTAATTGCACTGTTGGCAAGTGTGGTTGTACCACCATCATTCACCAGCAAGCCCTCTATTTTCCACGAGCCATAGGCTTGAGCGCCGTTTTGCATTGCAGTGATAGTACCGTCGAAACTGATGCAGGTATCAGAATTAGCTATGACTTGGTTGTCTGAATCTACAGCTTCGTTGTCTGTTGTAAGTACTTTTGCAGTTGCGTCTGTGGTATTCCCACGAAGAATAAATTGACCACCTTGAGCATCTCCATATGTGCTAAAAAAGTAACCAGAGGCATATGCAAGTTTTCCGTAGATACTAGACTTAGAAGCAAAACCAAGCGCCGTTGAATAAAGGGCTGTAGCATTTGTTTGTCTGCCAATAGATGTAGCGTAGTGGTTTGAGGCAATCGGCATGTCACCTATAGCAGTAGAATTATAACCTGTAGCCTTTGCCCTGTCTCCAACAGCGAAAGAGTTGGGATTACTAGCACCATAAGAAGAACTGGAGTTTTCAATGTTTAAAGCTGTTGCACCAGTGGCAGATGCCCTTGATTTGCCTACAGCAAAAGTGTTGTACCCAGTAGCTGTAGCCTCTTCACCAATAGCTACACTACCGCTACTACTTGAAACAGCATTATCACCTATAGCTATAGCATTGGAGCCTGTAGCTTTAGACTGATAGCCAACTGCAAACGAGTAGTTGCCTGTTGCACCATAAGAAGTAGAGTTAGTGCCTATACCTAGTGCAACAGAGCTAGAACCAGAAGAGTTAGAGACTGGCCCTGCAAAAGCATTCGCAGCAGAGGCTAATGATCCATGACCAACAGCGGTTGAAAGTGAACCACTAGCCACGGCAACAGTACCAATAGCTACTGCATTTGTACCAGAAGCAACAGGGTCAGTAGCACTTGAAGGATTAGCAGCGTAAAGATCAGCACCTGCTGCTGCCCAAGTCAGAACTCCAGAGCCATTAGTCTGTAGAAACTCTGATGCATCTCCATCATCATTAGGTAGGGTAAGAGTGTAAGAGGCACCAGCAGAATGTGGGGGTGACTTGATCTTTACACCGTGCGAGTTGGCTGAACAGTTTAGCTGTAATGTACCATCGTTACCGCCAGCACCCTAACTTCAACAACACCTGTTCCATTTGGATTGAAGACTATGTTACCGTTAGTGGTGCTAGTGTTAATCTCACGGGCTTGAACGTCAAGGTTGCCACCAAGCTGTGGGGAAGTGTCTTCTACAACATTAGAAATACCGCCACTAGCAGCAGCAAAAGTAACAACTCCAGAGCCGTTCGTAGTAAGCACCTGATTTGCAGAACCGTCTGAGGTAGGTAAGGTGTATGTCCCAGAGATCTTTACAGTGTCTGTTGTTCCACCAAGAGCAATCTGGTTTGCTGTAGTGCTTGTAGCAGTGTCACCTATAGCAATACTATTTGCTGCTGTAGCTTTTGCAAGTTGACCTATAGCGATACTATTAGCACCAGTAGCGCCGTAGGATGTTGAGCCGTTAGAAATACCCAAAGATACTGAATAATTCCCAGAGGCATAGCTATATGGGCCTGTGAACGAGCCTGACCCTTCACTCTTTGAGTACGATCCAATGGCAACTGCATTACCACCAGTAGCTTTTGTGTTGTATGAACCAGCACCACCAAGAGCAACAGACCCAGACCCCGTAGCCATAGTAAAGTAGCCAATTGAAGTGGCATAGTCAGCCGTTGCTCGTGCGCTGTAACCTAATCCTACTGCCCCATCGCCAGTAGCTTGCGCTTGATAACCTACGGCTGTTGCGAAATTTGCTGTTGCGTCAGTTTGACCGCCTAAAGCAATAGCCTGACTTCCACTAGCTGTTGGCTGGTCAAGTTGATGTGAATTTTGAGATAAATTTGTCTGTAACCCATCGACCCTAGTTCTTAAACTAAAGAAGCCAGAGCCATCACAAACTAAGTGTATGCCTTCAAATCTGCGTAAGTATATTAATGGTGAACCATCAATAGTTTCACTTCCGTTACCGTCAATAGTTACAACATGGGTGGCTGTGCTAGAGCTGTTCCTAATAAATACATAGAAACCATCGCCTAGTGTAGCAGCCGCTGTAAGTGAAATGGTGACAGAGTTAGAGGTAACATCAATTATCTTACCTAAGTCACCAGATACAACTGTGTAGTTGGCAGTTTTAGTATCACGAGTGTAGTCAGAAGCACCACCACCACCAACAGCAGTACCATCTAAAAGTAAACTTGTACCATCAGAGCTAAGGGTTATACCACTGCCAGAGCCTGTGTGGTCTAGTTGAATCTTACCCATTATTCTCGTACCTCACTTCTGATGTGTTTATCGTCCCAACCCATCGGATATTAGTAGATGCTGCACCAGTGGCAGGTATTTTTAGACCGCCGTTTGTAGTGTCTGCTGTTAAAGCAATATCCCATGCAGAAGCACCTGATGTGTGGTAAAGATCGTTGATAACAGCTTGACCTAATACAGTAGACCCAGCGTTAGCATCCCTTAAGATTGTACCTTTAACTTCCCACGCTGCGTAATCAGACCCATCTCCTTGGAACTCACGGGCAACAACTGTACCGCTAAAACTAAATGCTGCATAGTTTGTTAAGATAATCTGGTTATTGGTAGAAGCTGTGTTATTGTCGTTTGTGGTTAATGCCTTAGCTGTCGCATCTGTAGTTCCAGCTTTTAAAAGATATGTTCCAGTTTGACAGTCATCATTGGCCGATTGAATTTCCCCATTTGAAAACTTATATGAACCTATTATGCCGTTGGTACGGGCTTTTTGCCCTATAGCTACTGAATAAGAAGCATCGGCTGTAACTACACCCATAGCTATAGAGCCATACCCACTAGATGTGCATGTGTTACCCCCAGCGCTTATAGCAAGAGAATTACTACCTGATGCGGTTGCATAAGAACCTATAGCTGTAGCTCTACTGTCTGATGCTATTGCACCAAATCCAATAGCCTTACCGCCATAGCCTGTTGCCTTGGCGTTCTGTCCCATAGCAATAGTGTTGGTCCCTGCAGCGCCATAGCTTGAGGAGTTGTTAGTTATCTGTGCAGCAAAACCGCCTTCACCACTTACTCTGGAATTTCCTAACGCTATAGCATTGGGTGCCCAAGAAATGTAAGAATCTTTACCTATAGCTGTAGCACCAGCGGATGTGCCTGTTGTAAAAGCGTAAGTCCCAATAGCTAGTGTATCATTAGAAGATGCACCGACCTGAGCACCCCTACCAATGGCAACACTATAAGTACTGCTAACCTCGATTTTGGCTTGAAACCCTAGAGCAATAGAAGCCGAGGATTTGGCATAAGACTGATATCCAGCAGCAAAAGAATAATTAGCCAAAGCCCCATAGCTTGAGGAGTTGTTAGCTATATTTAATGCAGTAGAGTCTAGGCCAGTTGCCCTTGATGTACCCACAGCAAAACTTCGTTGACCAGTAGCTACGGCACTATTACCAATGGCTACGGCATCTGTACCAGTAGCACTGGGTGCTGTGTATCCAGATACTGGATTATCGTCATATAATACTGGATCAGCCATTGTTTAGCCCTTATGATGGATCTGGAATACCGATAGTAAATGAGGCTAGGGTAAAGGTGTTGCCACTCGTAACTGATTGAGAAGCACTGAGGGTGCTAGTAGCAAGCAAACGTGAGTTGTTTGTATCTACGATAGCATAGTGTGTTGCTGTACCTGTAGCTGTAATTGAACCATTTGTGATAGCTGCAACTACTACTTCACGACCACCACCAGACCGATCAGTAGGGGCAGCGATAGAAAGTGAGGTTGAGTTGCCTAAAGCGTAGGTTGCATTAGCATTAGTGAATGTTGTAGCTTCCTGTGAGGTCACTACGATCTTATTGGCTTCCGTGTCTAAGACAGCTAGGCCAGAGTCAAGGACTCGATCATTTAAAGTTGCCATTATTCAGTTTCCTGTTCTTTTGTTTGTGTTGACTCTGGGTCATACTTTAGTTCAGCAATATCCATCAGGTCTTGAATAACTTCTGGATGATCACTTACGTTAATGTCGGCTCCATTCAAGTTGCGTAGGACTGCTGCAATCTCACGTAAGTCGTGTGGAGCTACATCACCAGCTACAATAGTCGGCATCAGGTCGTAGTTCAGACCGTTCAACTCCCAGAGGCGCTCGACAAGCTGTTTATTGAGGACGTCAACAATAGCTTGGATATAACTCTCTAATGCACGAAGGAACAGGTCTGTCTTACTCTTGGAGAGGGCATAAGAGCCAGTGCTACCACCACCAAGCATAAGAAACTCAGAAAGAACACTACGAGCAATGTCATGCTGGTAACGTCTTACAATAGTATCTATTTCTATATTACGACTGCCACTAGAAGACATAAGCTCAACATCTACCAGTTTCTGGTTGGTAGGCGCTCCGTCTTTATCGGGATAGGTGTCGGAAGGCAGAATAATGTATCCTTGCTCATTGAACTTGACATCCCTGAGAATAGATTGCAGGTTATTGACAAATCCAGATTGCGAGGCTGTTGCATCCCCTGACAAGTACTCAGCAGGGATACGAGCAACAGGGATACCAGCAAGTTCCCTTTCAACGGCTATGGCCTCAATAGACTGTAGGTTATTGACATATTCATAAGAAGTATAAGCATTGCGAAGTATAGAGCGCCCAGCAGGGTCACCATTAATCGTTGTCGTGCGGTAGTACAAACTTTTACGAGTAGGTATATAATTAGAGTTGTTATAGCTCGACCCGTCCTGATAAATACCCTTAACATCACCAGTCTGCTGATCTACATCAAACCTAGAGATTGTCCAAGGCGCACGAATAGCAATCTTCCGTACACCCATACGGCCATCAGAGTACTTAGAACGCTTCTTATCACTTCTTTCAGCAGGGCCATTACGTCTTTTATATATGACTTCAAACCAAGCAAAGCCATACGACAAATTCGATAAGGACTCAGCAATATGGTCATCAAGGGTATGGTCCATATCATCCAGTACAGACTCAACGAACTCAGCTTCTTTCTTAGCTTCTGCACTATCATTAGCTGGCATCACCTTTAAATCGACATCACGAAGGACTTGTTCAGTAGCATACATGACAGCACCAATAGTACTGTCGTTATCTCTCATCTCACGGTACTTGCGTATGGCTTTCTTGCCACGCAACTCAGGTAGAAACTCATCAGCCCTTATCTGACCATTGTAGGTG